TACTTTTTGAAAAGTGTATGCGTGGTGACCCTACTGATAATATTTTTAGTGCTTACCCAGGTGTTCGCACTAAGGGCACCAAAACTAAGGTCGGACTTGAGGAAGCATTTGCTGACAAAGATAAAAAAGGCTATAGCTGGAACAATCTAATGTTACAGCGATGGACTGATCACAACGGTCAAGAGCATCGTGTCATGGATGATTATGAACGTAATCGTCAACTAGTAGACCTAACAGCACAACCAGCAGACATTAAAGATAAAATCTTTGATTGTATTAAAACTAATGCTATAGTTAAGAATCAACCCATGGTTGGCGCACAGTTCTTAAAGTTCTGTGGCAAGTATGACCTAATTAAACTAAGCGAAAATGCTGGTAACATAGCCGAATGGTTATGTGCTAATTATCCCGAAGAATCAGTTACATTATTTCATTTACAAAACTAGAAAGTAAGCAGTGATTGAACGTACACAGAAATACCTAGCATTAGATTTAGAACTTAATCAGCCCAGTGGAAAGATCATTCAGGTTGGCGTTGCCATTGGTCGGGCAGATGATCGCTTTGAAAACTACTTGACTAAAAAATGGTATATAGATCCAGGTGAGCTAATCAGCGACTTTATTATTGGCCTAACCGGCATTACAGATAGTGATATACGTGCTAATAGTGTTAGTCACGAAACTGTAGCCCGTGAGCTAGGCGAACTTATCAAAGAGCATAACTGTTTTGTTAATCCTGTTACTTGGGGTGGCGGAGACAGTGTTGAGCTATTAGCAGAGTTTAGTAATCGGTGTGTAGACTTTCCACACTTTGGTCGACGTTGGATTGACGTTAAGACATTTTATACTCTACTAATGTTTGCTAAGAATAAGAAACCCAGCGGTGGTCTTGCTAGTGCCATGGGTGCGTTTAAACTACACTTTAAAGGTACAGCACACAGGGCAGACGTTGATGCCGCTAATACCCTAGCACTGTTCTTTAAGTTAATTGACCGTCAACGTAAGATGGAATACCTAGTCGAAGATGCTAAAACCATTTGACTTTACAACAAAACCTAAATATAATACAGTATGACTTATAAGAAAATTTACATATTAGTACAAGCGGCTTTATACCAAATGTATCACGAAACTAAAGGAAAAGAAATATGGCATGGGTAATTGATAAAACATTTGAATTCTGTTATGGGCACAGAGTACATACACAAACATTAAATGGTGAGTATGCGGCAGACTTAAAGTGTGCCTGTCGTCATTTACATGGACATGAAGGTAAGCTGCAGGTGTTCTTACGCAGACGCAGTTTTCTCGGTAACAATGAGTTAGATGCTACTGGTATGGTCACAGACTTCCGACATTTGGAATGGTTAAAGAAATGGATTAACGAATACGTAGATCATCAATTTATTATTGACAGACATGATCCGTTGTATAACCAAATTTTAGGCGACCGTGGACGTAAATTGATTGCTGTAACAGTACCAGGTACAGATTACTTTGCTGGTTATACCTTAGATTTATCAGACTTAGAACCAAACACACCAGAGTATGAATACTATGAAGGTTTCTTTGTAGTAGAATTTGTTCCTACAAGTGAAAACCTAAGTGCTTGGATGGCTGAGTTAGTTGAAGCAAAAATGTCTAAGCTAGGCGTATGGGTAGAAAAGATTGACTGGTGGGAAACTCCTAAGTCACGCAGTACTTACATTAGAGGCTAAAATGAACGATAGAATTAAACAACTTGCTGAGCAGTCAGGACTTTTAGGACCAACCAGTCGTATAGGTAACTCACATGAAGCTACTGAAAAGTTTGCCGAGTTGATTGTTCAGGATTGTATTGACATTCTTAGCCCGTATACTGTGAACATGAATCGCATAGGAGAAGAGTATCTGCATCCTATTCAAGAGATTAGGAAACACTTTGGAGTTTGTTGTAATGATTGACGCCAAACGTTTAGAGTTCTTGCGTGAGTGTGGTGATTTGTCTAACGATGAATGGGGTGAAACTATTCGCGGTTTACTCTCGGCTTACGATAACTGTGTATACGCCAGTGATGAGTTTAAGACAGCTTTAGAAAAAGAGTTAGAAACAGAACTGATCTGGGCAGAATGTTCATGTACTATTGTAGAACGTACAGAAACACGTGAAGTAACTTATAGAGAATTAGAAATTAATGAGTGATGAAATATTAGGTTATCATTCTGATGGAACTGCCATATATCCACCCATTCGTGGATACATCTATACACAGGCATTTATACATTGTTGCGAATGTGGCAAGGCTATATCCCATGTAGGCGGTCCCGGTCTTAACTCATTGTGTATAAATTGTTATAAGGAAAAAAACAATGACAAAAATGTCTAAAAAGAAGACCGATATTACCTTTATCGATCCCACAACTATGAAAGTACGTTGTACATTTAATCAGTGTGTTGACAAATTTACTATTGAAGGTATGGAAATTAAACAATTACCCAGCGGTAATGAATTTACCTCAGCTTATCATGAATGCAATGAATGTGGGCAACGAGTTAAAGCTAGAGGTGATAGTAAACGTGCAAGACATAATCACGAAGATAGAGTAATGTCGGGAGAGAATAAATTCTACGGATCGTCTCCAGCATTAACTCCAAGACTTAGTCCTTACGAACAGGCTATGGCAAAATACAAAGCGAAAAAGGAAATGAAATGACCTTAACAGTATTCTTATTACTAGTAGCATTTGGCATTAAACATTTTATCGCAGACTTCTTAATGCAGTTTGATTACATGCTTAGAGAAAAAGGTACCTATGGCGCCACAGGTGGCCTTCATCATGCGCTAGTACATGCTAGCTTTACATTTTTTATTCTAGTGTTTGTAGCTACTAGTGCCAATACAATGATTGCCTTGGCTGCCCTAGATTTTGCTGTACACTACCATATAGACTTCTACAAACAACAGCTAAATAAACATCTAACCACTGCTGATCGAAGATTTTGGCTATTACTTGGTCTAGACCAAGCTCTACATTATCTAACTTATATTGGAATTATCTATGTCGCTACTTGCTAAATCAATTGTAAAAAATAAGTGTTGGATTGTTGAAGATGGTGGTATCAAAATTGGTACTATCATGACCAATCCAGAAGGGGTTGTATATCAACACGAACAAAAACGCGAACAGTTTGCTAGCCTTAAACTCTTAAGTGATCGCTATAACATCATAGTAGAAAAAGCCCCACAGAAAAAAGTACCGTCAGAAGAATACACTGTCTATGACTTTCCTTGTAAGAATAAACCGCATAATGTATTATGGGATATCAAGCACAAGTTGCCTATCTTTACCAAAAGTGCTAAAAGCAAAAGTTTCTTCTCGGCAGGTTACTATATTATTAAATTTAACAACGGTTGGGTAGAAAGTTATTGCCCAAAATTAATTACATTAAATCGCTATCCTTACGCAGGTCCTTATGACACACAAGAGGAAATGCAGGAACGATTACGCATTGCTAACGGAGCATTATATGGAACATCAATTAAGCTTGCATCTGAAGAGCTTCAACAAGAAAGTCCAGGTACTGAATCAGACCAACAGTAAAGAACTAGTATTATCAGCAGTAGAAGCACGCAATCTACAAGCAGAAATCTTTGAGCTACTAGCGCACATAGCTGATTTAACTGCTATCAAAGAAGAACAAGCCGCAGATACTGTTATCACAGTAGAGATGAATGGCGGAAGTTTTTAATAATCTACGCAGTTAATTGGACTAAATAATAGTAGTTAATTGAGGTTCAATCGATGAGTAGACCAAAACCTACTGTGCTATTAGAGCACGTAAATAAATCAAATTATAAAAGCGATCAAATTCTAAACAGTGAAGGTATCTGGGCGGTATTTTACGACAACCAACCTATTAATCTTAAAACGCAGAATATCTTAGTGGCCTATCCTGGTCCTAAGTATAAGAAAGTATCGTTTAGCAATCCAGGGCATGCTATTAACCTAGCTAAGAAACTAAACACCTTATTCAAAAGCGACAAGTTCAGCGTGGTATTGCTAAAAGCTGGCGATCAGATATATCCTTAATCATGTCTAAGCGTGACGGTACCCCACAAGGAATTTGGCATGCTAAGTACTACGAGTTAGCCCCATTATCAGTAAGTCCTAGCAGTTGGTGGTACAATCCAACTAATCACAACAGCCTTAGACTAACACAAAAAGCATACTTAACCATACGCAAGCACGTTAAATTTTTTAAATTCGAACTTAGTCACGACATACGACCCAAATGTTTTGTTCAATTGGAACGTTGGTTCAAAGAACCTTACTATGTACAAAACCGCAAGACCATACACATAGTAAGTGAACGTGATGCTATGATGTTGGCCTTACATGCCAATAATCTTCAGCAATATCTAGATAATCAGAGTTTGTAACAAAGTGTAAAACTATTGACTTTTAGTCAATTTAGTAGTATAATCATTATAAATACTTAACTAATCCATATAGGAGAAGACATTATGAAAAAGATCTTATTAGCATTTACATTATTGGCATCAGTGGCTGTGTCAACTAACGCTATGGCCTGGGGCTATCGTGGCGGCTATCGTGGCGGCTGTTACGGTTGTGGTTGGGTCGCACCAGCACTTATCGGCGGTTTTGTTGGTTACGAACTAGCTCGTCCTGCTCCAGTGGTAGTTGGGCCAGCCCCAGTGGTAGTTGAACCTGCTCCGGTGGTAGTTCAACCGCAGGTAACATATATTCAACAATCTGCTCCAGTGGTACAAGTACCACCAACAGGTTATCATTATGTAACTGTTACAGATCCAAACTGTAACTGTCAAAAAACAGCACTAGTTTCAAACTAAACAAAGCCCCGAAAGGGGCTTTTATTTTGGTTGACTTTTTAAGTCAGTGATAGTATACTACTGACACTATGAAAAAAACTAAATTAGATCTACGCTACAAAGCAAAACGCCGTTGGGGATATAACTATTCTCTGGACTTTCAATCTAGAGAATGGAAAATCTACTTTGCTGTAAAAAGTCGTGCTGAAGAAATGTTTGGTCCAAGTGTAGATACTTCTCGTAGATTTTTATTTAAAGATGATGCCTCACTGTTAAAAACTGGTGCTTGGGCATACAAATATACTAGATCCAAAGATCCTAGCGTGTTATATTTCCGCGAAGAAAAAGATCTAGACCAGGTGTTAATGATGTATGGGCTGACATATTTTGGGCTGACAAATACCAATTGACTTTTAGTTAGTTTGACTGTATAATGTTTGACATACACTAGCAACACAGAACTATATAATATAAAAAGTAGTTGACAAAAGTAAAATTTGATAGTATAATTGTTTTTTTGTTAGTAAGTTAATTTAATTAGAGATAGGGGCAAAAATGGCAACAGAAAATCGTACAGTAACCTCAGAAGAAGCACGTGTAGCATTACTACAATGCTTTAACAAACAACGCCCAGTGTTCCTTTGGGGTCCTCCAGGTATTGGTAAGTCAGAACTAGTAGAAAGCATCACTAAAGAGATGGGTGGTACTATGATTGACTTGCGCCTAGGACAAATGGACCCAACAGATATCCGTGGTATTCCGTTTTACAATAAAGATTTAGGCTTGATGGATTGGGCACCTCCAATTGACTTGCCAAGTGAAGAAATGGCTGCTAAACATCCTGTAGTAGTATTATTCTTCGATGAAATGAACAGTGCGGCACCTAGTGTACAGGCTGCGGCTTACCAACTTATCTTAAACCGTCGTGTAGGTAAGTACAAGTTGCCAGACAATGTTGTTATGATTGCGGCAGGTAACAGAGAAGGCGACAAAGGTATTACATTTAAAATGCCTAGTCCGTTAGCTAACCGTTTCATCCATTTAGAAATGCGTCCAGACTTTGATGCGTGGCAAAAATGGGCTGTTACAGCAGGTGTACACAAAGACGTTGTAGGTTATGTGTCATTTGCTAAACAAGACTTGTTTAACTTTGATCCAAAAGATTCAAGTCGTGCGTTTGCTACACCTCGTTCATGGACTTTCGTTAGTGAATTGCTAGAAGGTAACTTGCCTACTAACATTGAAACTGACTTAGTAGCAGGTACAGTAGGTGAAGGTACAGCGGTTAAATTTATGGCGCACCGTAAGGTAGCAGGACAAATGCCTAACCCACGTGACGTACTTGAAGGTAAGGTTAAAGAACTTAAAGTTAAAGAAATCTCAGCTATGTACAGCTTGACTATTTCTATGTGTTATGAGTTGAAAGACTTAAAAGACAAAGAAGCAGACAAAGATAAATGGCATGATTATGCTGATAACTTCTTCAAGTTCATGATGGAAAACTTTACTACAGAGTTAACAGTTATGGGCGCACGTGTGGCGTTAACTGTATACAACTTGCCGTTTGTTCCTAACAAACTTAAAACGTTTGATGAGTTCCACAAACGCTTTGGCAAGTACATTGTACAGGCTGTAGCATAGTAGAGGAAAAGCCCCGCAAGGGGCTTTTTAAATATGATTTTATTAGTTAGTCATGACACAAAATATCTCCTGCCACGAATCAATGAATTTTCTGATTCAGCAATACTTATAAATTCTGAGAATTATACAATTGACTATCAGGTTGGATATACATCAATTATCGAGTTTTCAGACACAAACGAATTTATTAAAGCAATCATGCTTGCTGATAATGTAGTTTATCTTCCTGGGCCTACTGATGAAAAGTTTGATTTTGATGACCCCGCTAACAGTAACAAAGGCCAGGTTGAACATCTACTATGGGCTATCGGACAAACTAAAAAAATCACCGGTATAGACCATTTACTAGTTGATGATATTGCTAACCAAGCAATTTCTAAAATATGTCGGCTTGCTGATCATAGAGTCGGCGACCAAAATCAATTATGGGCTGTGGGGGATAGTATTACAACCGGGTATGGTATAACTTTTGAACAGGCATGGGGAACAATACTTGGTAAAAAACTCAAAATTCCTGTAAGTACATTAGCAGAATCTGGATCATCAATCGAATGGGCTGCTGACCAAATACTTCAATCTGATATTAGAAAAGATGACCTAGTAGTGTGGGGGTTAACAACATTAAATAGAATACCATACTATACACCAGTCACTGGAGTCCGGCATTATACTTCACGACACTCCTCCGATAAAAAATTGGACAACTTCTAATAGATGATGATTTTATGTATTACAAATCTATCAGTCACATTGCCCAAGTAGTTAATTTTTGTAACAAGGTTGAATGTAAGTTATTATTAGTCGGAATGTTGTCATCAGAACAGAATTGTTTATATTATAGAAATTTTCCTAATTTTTACCAATATTATAATGCATTTAACAAATCTTTTGTAGATTTAGGTACAGACAATGCGCATCCAGGACCTAAGCAACACATCCTATATGCTGATGCTATATATTATCAACTTGAACTAAGAAATTGGATATGAAAAACTATACTGTTAAAAAATTAGATCGCAGAATGAATGGATTTGGTAAGGCTAACTTTACTCACTGTATTACACCTACGTGGGCAAATACGTTCCACGAATATAGGATTTGGTTATGGGAAACTTATGGTCCAAGCGTTGAATTGGCAGATTGGGCCGGTATCGAAAATCAATCCGAAGAATGGGCTTGGCATACTGAATATGGATATAGGCGGTTATACCTAAGTGACATTGCGCTAACACACTTTATCCTGGCGCATACTGCTTAAGTACTGGGATTAATCCAAATAGTTTTTTGTTCGTTAGCAGTTAATCGATAATTAGATATTAAAGTTTCCAACCCGCCGCATAATCCAAACTTTTTATCTAATTTAATTATTTTAAGTGCTGTAATTAGAAATTTATAGTCAACGGTTGGATTGTTATCAATTTGATTTTCATCCCACCATTGGTCTGACATATGGTCCCATCGATCAATTTTACTAATTCCAGCATAATTAATATTCAGTTCTTTACACATTAAATAATGATCTAATAACTCTAAATAATTTTTTTTCTGAGTTACGAATGAGGTATTAACACGGAGTATGCCCATGTCTTGCATAGCTTTTACCCCGTCAATAATTAAGTTAAATTTGCCGCCTCTTATATCTTTATAGGTCTCTTCGGTAGCAGCATCAAAACTAACACAAACACTAAATATTTGATTTTTAATTTTTTTCAGTATATCAAGATTTTTAGTAACTAAATTTCCATTTGTAGTTAGGTTAAACTGAAAACACTTAGGCAGGTCGTCACGCATAAAGAAATTTTTGTATGCTGTGCTGGCAAATATATCTCCAGTGCCATCACATTGAAACCAAACTGGATGTGGAAAATCTTGATAATCTTTTACTAATCTATCTAATATTTTTTCAACGGTTGGATTGGCTGGTTTGGACCATATGACATCATTTCGACAACTACCACATTTTAAATTGCAATTATCATCGATTTGAACATTCATTGTTGTCGGAAGAGTCGGAAGATCTTTTACAGTTTCGTAAACATCATCAACGGTGTCGAGGTTCCAGAGTTTTGAACACTCAGATGATTTACAATATTCAAATGATTGATTAACAATTGATTGTCTAAATATATTAAAATGTTCATTTGAAAATATTTCATTCAATGAATTATCTAATAAGTTACCCATACTGTCACCGAATTTATGCCAACCCGGGCATAAACAAGAACTTATACCACCACCTCGAAGGACACTGATTGTTGTAAAGGGCGCAGAGCAATATTTCATTATATGGTATTTATATTAATTTTACTTGACAAATATAAGAAATGATAGTACAATAACACTATTAACTAAAGAAAGGTAGACAATGGCAACTAACACTACAGCACAAAAAGATAAAGGTTTTAAGGGTACAGTTACTAACGCACAAACTGATGCTAAAGTACGTGAAAAACTTATTACTGCTAGAATTGCGCTATTGCTTAAGGCGCCATTTTTTGGTAACCTAGCAACACGTTTAAAATTAGTAAACGCAGATGAATGGTGTCCTACTGCTGCTACTGACGGGCGTATGTTTTACTATAACAGTGAATTTATTAACAAAATGCCTGCTAAACAAGTAGAATTTTTAATGGGGCATGAGGTACTACACTGTGTATACGACCACATGGGACGTAGAGGTGAACGTGACCCACGTATTTGGAATATTGCCGACGATTACTGTGTAAATCAAGACTTGTTGGATCAACGCATTGGTGAAAAGATTCCTGTTGGATTGTTTGATAGCAAATACAAAGGTTGGTCAGCTGAAGAAGTATATGATGACCTAATGAAAAATGCTAAGAAAATCAGCATTGATGACTTAGAAAAAATGCTAATCGACGAACACTTAGACGGTGAAGGTGACGGCGACGGCGAAGGTGACGAAGATGGTGGTACTACACCTAGCGACAAAGATGGCAAAGGTCGTCCTAAACTTTCTGAAGAAGAAAAGAAACAGATCCGTGATGAGATCAAAGAAGCTATGATGGCTGCGGCACAGACTTGCCAAGCAGGTCAATTGCCAGCAGGTGTGCGTAGATTGATTAAAGATCTTACAGCGCCTCAACTAGATTGGCGTAGTTTGTTACAGCAACAAATCCAAAGCACAATGCGTACAGACTACACATGGCAACGTGCGTCACGTAAAGGTTGGGACATGGATGCTGTTATGCCAGGTAGCGATTTTGACAAAGAAATTGATATCTGTGTGTCAATTGACGCATCAGGTTCTATGACAGACGAAATGTTGCGTGATATCCTAAGTGAAATTAAAGGTATTATGGAAATTTACACAAGTTTCCGTTTACACCTTTGGTCATTTGATACTAGCGTGTATAACGCACAAGTGTTTACTCCCGAAAACTTAGATGACATCATGGAATGGGAACCAGGTGGCGGTGGTGGTACTATGTTTATGTGTAACTGGGAATACATGCGTGATAACGACATTGTTCCTAAAAAGTTTGTGATGTTTACAGATGGTTACTACGGCGACAGCTGGGGTGATCCAGACTACTGCGACACACTATTTGTAGTACACGGTGGTAACAAAGAAGAAGCAACATTTGGTATTACTGCTTACTATGAATTTGAGAAAAAGAAAGCATACGCATAATGAAAATATTAGGTGTAGGTAACGACAAGTATATCTGTGAAATTGAAATCACAGAAATGATGACTGTCATGGGTATAGAGAATATGTATGATGTTGAAGAAATGCTACAGGCTGGCACAGAAGTGGATCTAGATCGTATAGAACGTTCAGTTCGCTGGATCAAACAGCTAGACCATAAGCATCTTGATCGCATTATTTCAGAACTTAAAACAGTAACAAACAAAGTGGAATCAGTTAAATCTACCGCCGAAAAACTTAATTTGTTTAGTAAATTAAGTGAGGATCAGTATGATAAAGTTTAAACCATTTGAACTTTGGTTGTTTTGGTCTACTTTATTCTATTTCGAAGTAGCTATGGTTTTACTAGCTACTGTTAATCATAAGTCTATATGGTTTACAGTAGCGCAGTTTGCCTGGATTGGTTTGTTGTGTTTGCCGTTACTGGTAACACCATTACGTAAATTTTTTCAAGAGGACAATTATGCCAGCAATGGATCCGAGGAGCAGTAGTTTACAATTTAGAGTAGCTTGTATGTTCCTAGCGCAAGCAGAACAAGAGCTACGCAAAGCTAGCAATCCCTTAGCTAAAGAGATTGAGCAGTTTTTACAAGGTGTACTTAACGATATGGAGGCAAAATGAGCGAACAAGATAACAACGGCAAAGAACCTAAGGTTTGGAAAATTGAGTTTGCTCCAGGCGCCTTTGATGACTTTGAAGGCACCCAAGAAGAACTCAACGAACTAGTAGCTAGAATTCGAGAAATGGCAGCTAGCGGTGAATTAGCAGAACGTGCTGTACCTGTTGATGTTGATGAATTTGAAGACATTGATGACGAAGTACTAGAGCTACTACCAATGTTAACAGCAGGCAATACGAGGCACTAAACCATGAGTACAGGCAGAGAAAAAGACCAAAAAGACTTCGATCTTGAACAGATTGTAAGCATTATTGACCAAGCACTAGAGTCAGACGATCAACGCATTAAGGACGCCTTACGTGCGCTTATGACTATAACTGTGCTGTGTACAGCGGAACATCCTGATCAGGTCATAAAGAACGGTCCGCTAGCACGCTTAATAGAGGACATGCGCAATCTTAACCAGCGTTTAAGTCGTCTTGAAGATGAACTCAATCAAGTAAAATGGGCTCAACAAAAGAATAAAGTTGAGCCGTTTACTCCGCCATATCAACCACCAACGGTTGTTACTCCGTTTGGACCAAATCCAAACACAGGTTGGCCTGGTACTAACGATCCAACTAAACCAAAACCTATGTGGGGTCCAAGTTGGAGTTCTACGGATGTAGATATTAAGAAGTGGAGTGCTGGTGATGATCCTGGCTATAAAGGTTCAACAGCTAGTATGACTAGCGTTGATGAATTACTTAAAGAGTTAAAAGGGAGACTTTAAATAATGCCATACGTAACTGTTGAAGAAGAAGTTTGGGTTGACCTAGATGACTTTGAAACCGAGGATCTAGTTGAAGAACTTAAGAAACGTAAGTCTACCACTGGTTCTATGTGGACTGGTCCAAATGGTAACGAGCTAGTACGAGATATCTACATGGCCAAACACGTTCGTGGACAAGCATATGATCATCTAGTAGATGAATTAATCAGCACAGTATTAGGAAAGGTAGTATAATGGCATTAACATGGAATGACATGCAGCGTATGAAGAGCGTAGAAGCCAAAGCCGATGAGCTTGGCTTTAAGTTCGCCGATACGCCTTACAATACCAGCGCATGGGTCAGCATTGGTAGTACCAGTGATATTTACGTAAAGCCCAAGGACGATCACTTTCCGCACTATAGTCGTGACGCTTATTTCTTTAGTGGCACTATTGAAGCTATTGAACATTGGCTACAAGGTATTGAGTGGGCTCGCAAATATGATGAGACCCTCAAACTTACTAATGGTAAGAAGCGTAAAGCCAAAGAAGATGCCGAACGTAAAAAGCATCTAATGAAAACTATCAAGACTGGCAAGTTAGTCACAGGTAAGTTAGGCGGGTACGAAACCATCGAAGAAGATGAAGATGACGATGAATTGGATCACAGTTACGGCTATGCCGATGATGGTGGTTCTGGCGCTTACGCTTGACATTTTGATTTATTGACTGTATAATTACTACAATGAAAAATACCAAGAAAATTAAAATGAATATACGCAGACATCAGGCATTGTTTAACAAGGATTTGCCATTTAAAGCTAAGGTAGAACGTGATCGTACCAAGTATACAAGAAAGCGCAAACACCGCAAGGATCAAGAATGAACTTAACACGCCAAGAAGTTTTAGAGATTGCTAAGAAACATTGTATGGAATATGTACACGAAACATTCCTTATGCGCTTTGTTGAGGAAATTATTGCTGCTGAGCAGGCAAAGAATGTTGATTAAGCACGATATGGCCGACGACATGTCTCGGAGCCGTATGATACTTGAAAAGGTCAAGAATGATTCATATGCGCAGAACTTGTATGCGGCTATGTGTAACATACAGTGGCAGAAAAGTGAAGTATGGCCTGTGCTTACAAATGAGCTTTGGGCAGTGACTTGGCGTAGTGCGGGTGGTATTGTAGCAGATCTACAGGGTAAAGGTGATTATCTAAGTTGGTATTGTTCGGGTATCGCCAGCGGCGATTGGGGCAATACCGATGATATTACTCCGGGCTATGTACCAGAAAGTGTAGTAACTGATGAGATACGCAGTGATCTAGCTAGTTTAGGATGGCACCCTGTGCCCTATCCAGAGGATAATAGAAATGATCTATCAAAATCGAAATAAAGATGGTACGGGCATATATCGTACTCCTGTATCAAAAGACAAGTTAATCCGAGTTTCAGATCGTTGGCGTCCAGTAATTCGTAGTCGTAGGGGCTGGGCTATCTACTACCGCTGGAACTGGTGGGGTATTTTAGACTGGAAGTTAAAAACAGTTTGGTTATCAAAATTTAAAGATTGGGAGATTTAATAATGCAATATCAAAGTTTTAGTTATACACCAACAGACATGGCAGAACAACTAACAGGTGCTACACACGACACACTTAATTGGTTATGGCGTCACGAATATCTTACTAGAGACGATTATGAAGAACTAACCAACCAATTAGTTGTTATGGCTATTCCTAATAAAAAAGGGTTTGGTAAACGTTTGTTAGAACGTTTCTTTGGTGAGAAGGAAAATGAAAACATTTGGGTATTTCCTATTGTAGAAGTGGGCACACATTATACACATGCTAACCCTAAAACTGAAAAAAAGAAACCTGACCTAAACGTAGTAGAAGGTGACTTTGGTAAGAGTAAATCAGATGAATAAGTG